GGATTCTGTCGACTCACAGCTTCCGGAACTGGCTTGCTGCGCATCTTCATTTTGTACTCAATGCTGTTCACTGCTTTCAGTACGCGGTCAGAGCAGCCAGTGACTGCCTGAGCAACGCTACGAGCTAACGCCTCGTCACCACGACGCTCAGCTACCAATGCGGCCCTGCGTGCCTTATAGCGGCTCTTAGCAGTGCCGCATGGTTTAGCTTCTTTCCAGATGATGGTTGCCATACGGCCTCCAGGTTAGATGACTTTGGTGATTGGATGGCCGGTGCTGATCTCCGGCTTGGCTATGCGACACGCTAGTTGACACCGGAGTTTCACCGGGGCGAAGAATTCACGTGTCGTTTATTGGGTCAGTGCTGGCTTTCAACGCGCTTACTCAACCGATTGCAGCCAGCGATATCTACCACCCACCAGGTCTTACACTTGCGCATCAGCCTGCGCATTCACCCAATCCCAAAATCATCTCTGATTTGGTCCCGCCTGTTAGAGCGGAAGTTCTTATTGTTAAAGAGCGTTGGCGTCCTGCCGTTTGATGCTGCTTCAGCGTCCTGCTGTGGGAATAATATTATGCGTCTTGCGCATATGCGTCAAGCGCATATTTAAGATTGGATGTGTGATTGGGGCTTAAAGTGATTTATGCGTATGAAATAGAAAGGGATTTATTTTTAATCGAGATATGCAGAGGGCACAAAAAAGCCCGCAAATCGCGGGCTAAATTGAGAAAGAAGGGAGTCGTTATCCGTGACGGCGGTACTGTTGCGACTGACTAAGCATTACACGCCCAGAAACATGAAGCATATCAAGCTCTTCTTCAGAAATGCTCCATTCTCGATAGCGTGGATTGTCAGAAATCACAAGCAGCTCGGTTTTAACCTTCTGAAGTCGCTTTACAAAGGTGTCACCATTGAAATCAAAAACATAAATCCCATCGCCATCAAAGTTGCATACAGCTACGTCTACGAATATAAGATCGCCTGGTTCAATGGTTCCTTCCATACTATCTCCGCGAACGTTGATTAACTTCACAGAAGACTCCGGTCGGTTCCCAAATATGACCCTTGCCTGATCTGGAACATATTCAATTGACCTTATGACTTCAACTACGTCCCTTGATGGCGCTCCATCTCCTGCACTAGCTGAAACATCAAGAACATCAATCCGATACACATCATCTCCCCCCTTATTAGTTATGGAACCAACACTGTACTTATATACAGTATCATTAGCTTCATTAGAAGAGAATAGCTCAGAAATTGGAACTGCAAGCGCTTCAGCAATTCTCTGAATGAGATTTTCACTGTAGCCCTGCACACCACGCTCAAGACGTGAAAGGTTACCCACGTCGCTATCTACACGCAACGCAAGCTCATTAAGGGTCATTTTATTCGCTTTGCGAATCTGTCGGATCTTGTCGCCTATTTTCATGGCATGTATTCAACCTTTTTTATGCGTGTAGCGCAAAGCGCCTTGCGCATATTTTCCCAATCGCATATTATGCGTGTAGCGCATTTAGGAGGTGCATTATGCCAACACCATTAAGGAAAATGCGTGTAGAGAAAAAGCTGACGATTTCTGAGGTAGCCATCGCCACTCAATTAGACGTTGGAAACCTTAGCCGTATCGAAAGGGGGATGCAGGTTCCATCTCTCGAAACGGCAGAGAAATTATCCCGGTTCTTTAAAGGGAAGATCACCGAGATGCAGATTCTTTATCCGCAGCGATACATGAAAACAGCCGATACCGCGGCTTAGACACACCGCTCTTTTACAACCAGGCCGCCCGTCTAACCGCAGGCACAAACAATGTGGCACCCCACGGGTTAGCCACGTAACTAACTAATCAACATCATGGATTTTACGTAATGGAAAACGCAAAGAAACGCAACGAAGCACTACGCATTGAGAGCGTGCTGCTGAACAAGATTGCGTTGATTGGCACTGAGAGAACGGCGTCGGCCATCGGCGTCGATAAATCGCAGGTAAGCCGCTGGAAACGCGACTGGCTGCCGAAGATGTCAATGCTGCTTGCGGTGCTGGAATGGGGCGTCGTTGATGACGAAATGGCTCATCTGGCCCGGCAGGTTGCTTCGATACTCACAAAGAAAAAATCCCCGGCCGCGCTAACAGTCGAGGATTCTCAATTTCGTATGGACTTTTAACTGGATCAACATACAGGAGTAATTATGACAACGCTTTCTCAACTGTACAAGCAGAAAGACAAAAACGGCACTGGAACAACCGTTAAAAAGACTTTTATGGTTCCAATTGCCGAACTTTACCTGGAAGAGGGTAGCAACATAAGGCCGGTGGACCAGGAGCATGCAGAATACATGCGTGACTGCTGGATTGATGGGTCTGACCTTCCGCCGCTGTCTGTCGAAATCACCGAGGCAGGCATCAAGGTTATCGACGGCCAGCATCGCTTTATTGGCGCGAAACTGGCGATTGAGAAAGGCCACGATATTCCGCGCATTGAATGCAAGGATTTCGTTGGTACTGAGCTGGATAAGCTGGCTCATATGGCGAAATCATCACAGGGTAAACCCATCACGCCTATTCAGCGTGCAGGAGCCTACAACCGGGCCAGGAATCAGGGGCACACTTCAGCAGAGATTGCCAAAGCGTTTGGACGCTCTGTCGCTGACGTGGAAACCCATCTTCAATTGCTGTCTTCCGGCGACGTGCTGATCGGGATGGTTGAGTCTGGCGAGGTGGCAGCAACCACTGCGGTCGCTCTGTCGCGAGAGCATGGGCCAAAAGCAGGATCGGTAGCTTCAGAGGGACTGGCGAAAGCCAAAGCTGCGGGTAAGTCGAAGCTCACTAAATCGGACGCCATGCAGCAATTCAGCGCGACAAAAGCACGCCGTCTCGTGGAACTGATGTCTGCATTTGAATTCTCTGACGAGGGCTACATCGCTGCAGATGATGTTTATCTTGAGGCTATGGGCATTATCAGTGAGTACAGGGAGAAATTTAAAAACAACACAAGCGGGGAGGTTGCATGAACCTTGCCTATTCCAACGTAACACCATTACGGCCTGATAAACGGGCCGCTGACAGACCGGAGGCAACCGGTAAGGGGTTTGCCTTGCTGCACAGAAAAATAATGGATTTGCCCTTCTACAGAACGGACTCAGACGCTGTTCACCTGTGGATTCACTTCATACTCTCTGCCAATCACGCACCCGGCCCCGTCTCTACCGAGTTCGGGGATTTGCTTTGCAGGCGAGGGGAGTTCATCACAGGACGGCATGCGCTGGCGCAGGAGACAGGAATCGACCCTAACCGGATAAAATACCTGATCCTGAAGTTCGAAAAATTGGGGATGATCAGCAAGGAATCGAACAAAAAATTTTCGAGGATTCTGGTAACCAAATACGACGATTATCAGCAAAATATTGTGCCAACAGATTGCCATCAAAGTGCCAACGCAAACCCGCATCCGGTAAGGGCTGGCGGGGAGGTTGTGCCAACAGATTGCCATCAAAGTGCCACAAACAATATAACATCTAATACTAACGTATTAGATTCTCGTCAGAGAATTTCCCCTCCAGCTGTCCAGCAAGATAAGCCGCAACGACCTGAAGCAGCCATTCAGTCACCGAAGGGTGACAAGTGGGGAACTGCTGACGACCTGAGGGCGGCTGAGTGGATGTTCGACATCGTGAAGTCAATTGAGCCATCTGCCAGAAAGCCAGCCTTTGCAGGTTGGGCTAATGACATCCGGCTGATGCGTGAAAAAGACGGACGTGATCATCGCGATATGTGCAGCCTGTTCCGCTGGGCAAGCCAGGATGGTTTCTGGTGCGGAAATGTTCTGTGCCCTGCAAAGCTTCGTGAGAAGTGGTCGCAACTGGCAATCAAGCGCGACAAGTCGAAATCCGGTACCGGCACTGCTAAGCCTGTTCTGGACTTCAACAACACTGACTGGGCAGAGGGGTTGCAGGTATGAAAAATATCGTGTCAGCTATCCAGAAACGTGATGGCAAATCACTCCAGCAGATTTACGCCGCTGAAAAGCCAAAACAGCAAGTACCCGAGCAGGCCATCCAGATTTTCAACGAGCTGTTCCGCCAGCTGAAGGCCGCGTTCCCGGCGCTGATGGCAAATATCAAATCTCAGGATGAGCTGAACGAGCTGCGCCGACAGTGGGTGCTGGCATTCGCTGAGAACGGCATAACCAGCATTGAGCAGGTTAACGCTGGTATGAAGCTGGCCCGCCAGCAGGAGACGCCTTTCCTGCCATCTCCCGGCCAGTTTGTTGCCTGGTGTCGACAGGGCGAGGTTAGCCGCTACGGTCTCCCGGACGCCGATGAGCTTTACGATATGGTGATCGACTACAGTGCCTGCCGTGGATTTTATGACGGTCCTGAGAAATTCCCCTGGCAGAGCAACGAGTGTTGGATCATGGTTCCGGCTCTGTACTCGCAAATGCGTTCCATGAACCTGACGCCAGCAGAACTTCGCCAGCGTTGCGTGAAAGAGCTTCGCGTTATGGCTAAACGTCTCGACTCAGGAGAAAAAATTGGCGCACCGGTAGCGCAGATCCCCAAACTGCACTGTCCGGTCAGCAATGAAAAGGGGCTGGATAAAATCGCAGAGATACGCGCCAGATTGGGGATGAAAAAACAACAAGTTGGTGACTAATGCAAACCTACACATACGAGCTAATAACAGGGCTGCTAATTTTAGTAGCCCTTTTCTTTTGGATCAGAGCGGGGAGAGAGTGATGATTTATCGCAGAGGATGGGTTCCAGTTCTGTGGCGTCATGAGTTGGAAAAGCGCCTAAAGGATGCAGGTGTTGATAACGTAATTCAGGTTGCCGACTTCCTGTGCGGACGGGATGTGCATGATGGCGACCCAAGAGGATTTGATTACCAGGTTGTCGATAATATCCACTGGATGGAGCAGAGAGATGCAACTTTCTGGCAGCGATTAAACCGACTATGGTTCATACCATTATTGATTCTAACTGTGCCGTTTCAATGGCTTTTTCGTGGGCGAGTGGGATGTGAGTCCACATCTAAGCTCGGTATTTTATGCCAGAAAATTACGGGGCTTAAATAAGTATGGACAAGCGCCAATCGTGTCTGGAGCGTATCCGCATTTGCATTCTGAAAGGCGATGAGAGAGGGGCTATGAGGATTTATGTTGAGAACCGATGTGTTTCTCATTCTGCCTACAGTGAGATGGCGGCGCAGGCCAGACGACAAAAGGAGAGCATTCATGACCAACGATGAGCTGGAGCGGCAGGCGTTCGAAGAGTGGTTTGATGAGGTATGCAGGCCAGGAATGAGTTACTTCAATGTTAGAAAGGCGGAGCGCGACATGGTTCAAGAAATTGCGGAAATGGCATGGCAGGCCCGCGCCAGACAGGAGAGCAATCATGACTGAAGAGTTATGCAGGACGAAGTTTGAAGAGTGGCTTCGGAGTAAATTCACCCCAATATTGCGGCGGGATGACAAAGGAGAATACCTCTCCATTTATGTGGAAATTCGATGGGAAGCATGGCAGGCCGCCTGGAACACCCGCGCTGAGGTGGAGAAGAGTGATGGATAAATTAAGAGAAGAGTTTGAAACGTGGCTTAAAACTGATCACCTCTTTACGCCTAATGAGCTTGAGTGGCAGCCAGAGCGAAATTGCTATGCAATCTATGGCGTGCATTTGGCCTGGTGCGCATGGCGGGCCAGCCGAACGGCGTTGGCTTTCGATCTCCCGGCAGCATGTGCTGAAGATGAGTATTTCATTGATGGGGTTTTCCAGCCGATGAGATATGAACGAGACGTGGAAAGGGCGCTGAAAGCAGCAGGCATATCCGTTAAGGGGGATGTATGACCAGCAATGTAATTCCCATAAGCCGAAGCACAGTGACC